GGTAACCCATGTACAGCGCACCGGCGCCGCCGCCACCGCCAGGCCATATGTTCGAAGTCGAGCCTCCGCCGCCACCGCCGGCACCTCCGCCGATCGCGATGACCGCGGCATATTTGTATCCAGGGCCAGTCGGCACGGTAACGGAAAAGGCGCCAGAAGCGAACGATTCGTAGACGCAGCGCCGATCCTTCACTATTATGTCGATCATGCGCGAGGCTACCACGGCACCGAGTTCGCTCTTCAGCGCGGTGATCGTGTTCGGGTACGCCTTGAGCTCATCAAAGACATAGAGGTTTCCCGAGCCGTCATAGTAGCCCTTATATGTCGAGTTCCACGACACGCCGGTCAGGTTCGCGACGAACGCAGCCGCAGCCGTCGCGCCCGATGGCGTGATCTTGACGTAGTCGCACGCGCTTCCCGAGATCGCGGTGTCGGCATCGGCTTGATACAGCACGCCGCCGATGTTGAAAAACGCGCCCTTTGTGACGTTCGAACCCGAGACCCGAATCGGCCGCTCCCTATCGAGAACAAGAGACGCAAGTTGCGCGACGACAGCGGACCAGTCGCCTATCGCGGCAGGTGTGCCGGAGGGTGCGGAAATTCTGTTGATAGCCATTTAGCGGGCCTCCAGGAAGTTGAGGGAAAATGTGAACTGGCGGTCGCCCTTCATGGGGTTGCCGAAGCCGCCATCGATGTCGCAATACAGCGGCAGATATTTATCATGCGCGAGTTCGAAGGGGTCGGCGAAGACTGGATGCGAGACGGCATCAACCAGGTCTTTGATTGCGAGATAGGTTTCATATTCTCGGACCTTAAAGTTTGAAGCGAATAAACGGAGGGGGGGAATCTTGTTCATCATGCTCTGACCGTCGGGGGATCGTATCCTTGCGGAGTTGTCGAGCGATGCATCCTTCCAATCCGCGATCGGGTCGGGCATGGTATAGCCTGCACCGATACCGATCGTGCCGAGATAAACGACACCAGAGCCAACGGTGATCGTGATCACGGCTTTGCGCACGCCAGCGACAGCCGCGAAGCTCTTTCCGGGATCTGATGCAGTCAGTGCGATAGTAGACAGGAGAGTGTCGGACACGTCATAGAGATAGGCGACCAGCGTCGTTGCGTTGGTGAACCCGAGATAGATGCAGTTGATAACCTGACTGGTCGCCCATGTCAGCGTGACCGAATCCGATGCCGCCGCGCTCTTGAATATTTTCTTCAGGAATGGATGCGCAAGATTCGCGACGAGATAGTCGGCATTAGTATGGAGGGCGGATAGCGTGGAGACGGTGAGGAGGAGATTCGAGAACAGAATTTTCATATCAGTCTATCCTCACTTCGCCGTTGTTGAATCTGCGGGCCACCGCTTGTGCGACTATCTTGCCGTCCATGACGAGGTATAGCGGCTGGCCCGCGCCGATGCGCTGTGCGATGAGGTCCGCGAATTCTCCGAGGAGGGCGCGGCCGCTGGGGCCGCCGTTGAGGTCGAGTTCGGGGAATCCATTCTCGGCCTGGATCGTCGGGACTCCGCCGTTTCGCGGGAGGACTATGCCGCCCGTCGCCATTGAGGCCGCGGCAGTTTTCGCCACACCGCCCGCGAGTGCGAGGACTACACCCTCGATGATCGCCGGAGGATTGATCACCGGCCACCAGCCAGAGGCTTCGACGAGTGCGGCCTGCGCAAGCACTACATCGCCGAGATAGGAAAGGATGTTTTTGAAGAACGCCTTTGCTGGGTCCTCTCCGCTCGCGATGGCTTCACCCAGTTTTTCGAAAGCGCCGACTAGCCCGACGGCGGTTATCTTTGCGATCTCTTGCTGGATGTCGCGGAGGTCTTGCGAAACCTTGATCAGCCTCGTGTAGCCGCCAGTCTCCTCGTCGCCGCCCGTGAGCCGCGCAACAGCGTTAGCCATCGCGTCATAGCCAGCGGTCATTTCGTCACCACCCGTCAGAGCTTCGGCGGTCAGGCCCATCTGATAGTGCCTAGCTTGCATAAGGGCGGCACCGTAATCGATGTAGGCTTTCTTGAGGCTTTGGATAGCGGAAAGTGATCGACCCTGGATATCAAGCGTCCTGATTGCTTCATTAGCAGCGCTGGAATCGACAACGCTGAGGTCAGCGCTGGGTACAGGGCGAGGCGGGCGGTTAGTAGAAAACCGCCTCCGGGACTCGCTCTCCATAATGACTTGTAGCTCTTTCAACGCCTTTAGCTTCTCAATCTGTTTATCCAATTCGAGGTTTTCCTGGAATGTGGCCAGCGTTGTAGCCACGCGGCCCTCTTTTATTTTCGTAATCCGATTTATTAGCTCGTCGTAATCCGCCTTGCCGCCGTTGATTGCATCTTTATAATCATTCTCCGCCTTCATGTTTGTTGCCGTCGCATTGGCACTTTTAAGAAGCCACTCGCGATATGGCTTTAGGAATTCGGAGATAGAACGCCCCATCTCCTCGTTAACGTCGCCCTGCGCGTTCTTTAATCGGACCTTTAGGTTGACCGCAAGCTCGCCAGCCGACTTCGCGGCCCCGCCGTAGGTCTTGTCGAGTTCATCGAGGATAATCTTCTGCGCGCCTGCGATATCCCCCGCGTCCTGCATCGCCTTCATCAGGTCCTTTTCTTGCTGCGTGAATTTGAAGCCTTGACGGGAAAGCGAGTCGAGCCCGAGCGCGGGATTGTCGAGGGCCTTGCCCACGGTCTGCGCGGCCGAGGTTAGATCCATCTTCATGACCGTCGCCATGTCGAGAATGGCGGAAGTGGCATGATCAAATTCCTTACCCGTGATATTGCGGAATCCGAGGAGAACGCCCTGCATGGCGGTTACTGAATCGCCTTCATATTTAGTCATTTCCTGGAGGGAAGCGGCTACATCGTCGAGATGGGCCTTCGTTGTCCATGCCTCCGCGCCCGTGGTCTTGAGGACATTTGAGAGGATGGCTGACGCCTCGGCCGCGGCCGCCCATTCGGCTTCAAGCTCGTCGGTCTTCGCCTTGAGCTGCTGGAATACCGCGATTACTTCCTTGATAGCGCCAATGGGACCGAGCATAACATCGCGGATCGACGCAAAGGTGACGCGGAATTTCGCGACGACAGAATCGCCTATGCCCTTCATTTGCATGCCGAGGTCGGTGCCCATCTTATCGAAAAGCGCCTCGACCGACTTGATGTCACCCGAGAGCGCGGAGAGCCTTACCCTCACCTCGCTGTATATGGACCCGGCGTCGATGCCCATCTACGCGTCCCTTCGGTACTTGGACTCTTCCCGCTGTTCGGCAAGTTTCTCCTCGTAAATCACCCAAGCCTGAAGGTCGATGTCGCGAATGTTGAACGCGGAGAAAACGCCGCGAATATACTCATGGGGCGTCACGTGTCCGCGCTCCGCGAGTACGGCCGCCGAGTACAGCATTTCCTCGGTGACTTTTTTGATGTCGGTTTTCATGATGCCGAGGCTGTACGCGATGATCCCGGCGATGAAGTCTTCGGGTAGGATCACGTCCCAGGCGAGGATGAGGGAATCGCGGATGCTCTCGAGTTCCTGCCTCGCCGGTCCATGGTCCATCTCCTCGAGCATTTTGTTGACATGCTCGACCTGCGCCTTGACCTCGATATGGAACGCGGTCTTCCCAATGGTTTCGAAAATCTCGTCATAGGTAGGCGAGATCAGCGCGGCGCGGCAGATTTTCAGATTCTGACTTGCATACGACAAGAGGTCGGACCATGGCGTCTTGATCTGGTTCCGGCTCCACTTGTAGGCCTCGGTCTCGATGAGGCTGAAATTGCCGAGGGCCTGAATCTCGATGTCGGATAACTCGCGCAAGCGGACCATGCACGGCGATCCCTTCCACGACAGGCACACAAGCGGATGCTCCGCCGCCTCGATCTGCTCGAGTGCGGTCTGTGGCTGAGACCTTCGGGATCGCCGTGCGAAAAACATGCGCCGGTCCTTAGACGCTGTCGATCGCCAGTGCGGCGTAGGCTGCGAGCGTGAGGTACTCGTACTTCACCGCTGTCTGCTCGACTCCCGCCGTGTTCTTGTAGGTCGTCGCGGCGAAGGAGTAGGACTTCTTCCGCCAGCTCTTGTTGAAGGCGTCCTCCTCGAGCGAGCCCATCGCGTTGTAGACCGTAGTCTTTTCATACCCGGTCATTTCATTCTGCTTGTTCTCGCCCTCGCCATAGACGGGGTTGAAAATCTCGATCCCGAAGTACGGCTTCGAAGATCCGGAATTCGGAAGGGAGAACGCGCCGGCGGAATCGATCGTTCCGCCCGACATTAGCCGCATGAGATAGAAATCCTCCACCGTGTCGACGAGATTGCCCGTCGCGCCTTTGACATAGCCCTCGACAATGCAGTCGGTATCATTGCCGTTGGCGTCGGTCGTGGTGTCGGTCTCGTCAGCCTTGACCGTCGGCACGACGGAAGCACTTTCGAGGGTGTCGCATTTAACGAACTGCGCGCCGATTCCGCGACCAAAGCCGGAGAGCTCAGCCGCCTGGCCATAGACCTGAAGGTATGTACCCGTGGTCCTCACGAGCTTCAGCCGCCCGGTCGTACTATCAACCGAGGCGGTCAGGTTCGTGAACGCTGCGGTCGTGATCGCGCTCACGATCTCCGACGCGAGGATAGCGGAAGCGTGTCCTGAATATGAAGACAGGACTAGGTTCTTCGTTTCCACTGCCGCGTTGTCGAGTTTGATCGAGAGCGGGACCGCCGCGAGGGTCACGTCCGAGCCCGAGAAATCGAACGGTCCGGCACCGCCGAATACGCCACCTAGCGCGGTGGTCGCACCGGGAAACGTCCCATTGCCGTTGTGAGGTATGAGGCGGACGCGAGAGATGCCGCGCACGTATTTTGCAGATCCTTTAAGCGCCATGATGGCCTCCTAAAAAAGTAGTAGCGGAGCATAGAAGCTGCGCTCCATCGATATCGTATTGTCGTCGCTGACAGCGCCGACGCCGGTCCATTCCTTATCAATTGGTTCCTCAAGTTTGAAATGATTCGCGAACCGATCATCGCCTTCGAATCCGGCGAGAAGCGTCCCGAGTTCGCCCTTCACATAGGTATCAAGGGTGAGGACATTCGCTTGTGTCATGTGCGCGATAACGCGAAATCGAGTCAGATTGCCACCCGCATTCTCCTCGCGCACCACGATGTAGGGCGGGATGGGAAGAGGGCTACCGAAGGGCACTACGTTTTTGACGCTACCTGTCTTCAGCTTCGCAACAATCTTAGTCAGCATAGATGGCCTCGAGGTCGCGCCTGAATAGCGGATAGAATTTTTCGATGAGTGGCCGGAGGGCCTCGTGCCTGCGGTCATTTGCAAGCTCGAGATAGACGCCATAGTCCACCATGTGGGCGATAAAGAAGCCGAGGTCGTCGCCGTCAATGAAAGCGTCTGCAAAGACTTGCCTGGCCGCGTTCTCTGTCTGGTTGTTCCAATACCTCCCCTTGCCCCTTCCGTTGTAGCGATCGATCCACGATCCACCACCCGGACCCGTCATCTGCTGGATGCGGAATTCCTTGAGGATCTGACCGGCGTAGGCGAGACAGATCGCGAGGACGGCCGCGCGCTTTCGGGCGTAGATCGCGCCGATGTTGCGGGAAACCTCAGTTGTCACAGGGTGCCGTCCTGGCCCGTAGCGCGATCCTGTAGCGCTCATCCGCTATCAGCATCGCCGACAGCAGAGATATCGCGTCGATGGCCTCGTAGGGCGTGAGCAGGGGACAGCCGGCGATAGGATTGCGGAGATAGGCATCGGCGGAACCGGCGCTCGAGGGCTGTTCGTCGGAAGCGGAAGGAGGGAAGGCTATCGAGGCCTCGAGGGGATCGCTCATGGCGTCGCCTCCGTGGTTGCCGAGACCTCGAGCGTATAGGCCGAGGGGATCGCGCCCGAGAGCGCGCGCATGCGGTAGGTGTAGGTGGTCGAGGGACTGCGCCCGGTATCGTGGAATATGAGCACGCCGGCGGCGGGTGTTGCGATGATTGCGAAGGCGCCCGTGCCGGTCTTGCGTTCGATGGAATAGGTGTTGATCGCGCCCGTATCGGTCCAAGTGAGATCGATCGCGGTGTCGCTCAGGGCGAGCGAGGCGAATGCACCGGGGATGGTGATGGGGACGGCCGATCCCTTCGAGAGCGGGGCTTCGGTCTTATAGATACCGCCCTCGCGATAAAAGGGATTGACCGGGCCGACGGTCCATGTCCAGCCAAGGGCTTCGAAGGTATCGTCCTCCTCGAGCGGGGCGCGATGATCAGTGAGGACGTAAAGGGAGAGATTGGTATCGAGGCCCGAAGCCTTGACTCCGTTGCGCTGGACGCTGCCGGACTCATGCTGCAATCTAACGCGCGCTTTAGCTTGGGCCGCGGGATTGCCGTTTGGGACCTGGCCGCCGAAGCCATTGTCCGCAAGGGCGCGACGCATCGGCGTGATGATTAGCGGGGCCTCGGCGACGTGCGCCTTGATCGCGTCACGAAGCTGGCGGAGCGCTGGAGTCATCCGTGCATCCCTCCGCCGATGTGTGGCGAGCGCATCCGGAGGTAGCGGCCCGTCGAGGTCCCCGCGTCGACAGCAACTTCCTCGATCATCGAGGCCGCGAGGTCCTTGTAGAAATCCTTCATCGTTGTGAGATTCTGGTAGTCGGTGGACCCTGCGCCGTCGGCCGTGCGCGCGATGTAGAGGCGCTGCCCGAGCTCGGCCATGATGTCCTTCACGGCGCGGGGGGCGGCCGGCGCGACACCATAGAGATCGATGAGGACACCAAGGCGCGCGTCGGAGAGGAGGAGGTCCTTGGCCTCCCATGCGGCGAGGTCGGAATCGTAGACGTAGTAGACGCCGGTGTCGGCTTGGAGATAGGCGGTCTGGCGAGCGGGGGACGTGACGGCGAGACGGGCTGCCTCATCCGCTACCGATGCAAGGTCGATGGCCCCGAGCGGGTCCTTGATGCGGAGGCGGAGTTCTTTAAGGTCGTCCCAGGTCGCCATCGGTTCCCCCTCGAAGGCCGGCCCCCGTTGTTGAGGGCCGGCCGGATTACGTTCGACTCGCTTAGGACGTCGGGAGCGTGACCTCGACGATGGCGCCGTAGCCCGCGGCCCCGCCGGCGGGCGTGGTTGCGGACGAGCCCAGGAGGTCGTCGAGGTAGGTGCCCTGGATTCGGTACCAGGCGCGTTCCTCGGTGGAGAGCTCCAAGACTGAGCCGCGACCGGACTCCATGGTTAGGGGCCGCTTGTTCGCGACCTTGGCGACGCCGGGGACGAAGAGGTAGCCCTTGCCAGCGACCACGCCGGGGAAAGAAAGAGTCTCCTTGCCCAGGACAATGCCGTCGTTGATGCCCCGGTCATACTCGATGACGCTGTCGATGGGGAGCGCGGGCCTGTTGGAGCCCATGGCCTGGCCGCCGTTCATGTTGAGCTGGCCGCGGATGACGTTCTCGATCTGCCAGGTGTCCGCGCTGTTGCAGAGGATGGCGATCCTCGGGACCGCGATCCTGCGCCCGGTCTGGACATCCTTGAGTCCGCGGAGGACCTTGACTGCGTTGAGGAGGGTCGTGTAGGTGTGCGAGTCGAGGGATTGGTTGGCGGTCGCGTCGGCCGCCTGTTTCATCGAAGCGACGAAGGTCGCGGCGACGATGGCCCCGATGACCGCTGCGTTCCGCGCGTCCACGTCGGCATCGACCGCGGCCTGGATGACCTTGTCCATGCTGAAAAACATGTTATAGAGCATGTTCTCGAGATTGTCCTTCCAGCCCACGGCCTTGATGGTCAGGGCGAGGGTATTCGTGTTCCCCTCGTGCTGCTGGATGAGCGGCACCGCGTCGTTCTGGCCGGAGACCGTGCCCATCTTGCCGCGGTAGCGCAGGATGTCCCGGAGGTAGACGAGCTTCGGGAAGCTGAGGTCGGTCATCTCCTCGGCGATGAGGCCCGTCAGGTCGGGGGCCTCGAGAATCTTCCGGGTGACGTCCAGGAATAAACGCCCGAAGAAGGCTTCGAGCGCGGCCGTGGAGGGCGCCTCGGCCGAGTTCTCGACCGTGCCCTGCTTGCGGGCGTTGACGATCTTGTAACGCAGGCGCTCCATCTCGTCGGCATTGACGATCTGGATCGCTTTGTCGTCGAACTCGAATCTGTGGGCGAGGGTAGCGTCGCCGTTGAGGTTGGCGAACTTGTCGCCGCGGAAAGCGGTGACGGTGCGGATCGCGTTCGCGTTCTTGGCTCGCTCTTCGGCGATCGTGGCGGTATTGTAGACTTTCATGTTTTCCTTTTCTCCTTTCGCCTTACGCGATGAAGCCGCAGACCGTGACGCTGAGGTCAGAGCCCGTGGTCTCGAAGGTGCCGTCTGCGACGACCTCGAGGCCCTTGTAGGTGGTCATCCCGACGCCCGTGCGGACAGGGGTGGCAAGGGTGACGCCCGCCGAATGTTTGCCGAGCTGAGCCTGGCTGGTGAGCTGGGCCTTGGCGAAGCTGACTGCCGTGACGGGGGAACCGGCCTTGTCGCGGAGGAGGACCACCGTCCCGGTGCCCGCCCATACGGCCGTACCGCCCACACTGGCGTCGATGTCGGTGATGTAGGCCTTTCTCCCCGTGCCCACTTCCGCGGTCGTCAGAATGTCAACCGGAGTTGTCGCGAGGGCCGAGGTGAGGACGGCAGTGCGGCGGAAGGGAATCCCGCCAAGAGCTTTGATGGCGGCGATGTCCGCGGCAAGAACGATGTCGGCCGCGGCGAGATCCTCGACCGTGCTCGCGATGAGCATCGCGTCGATGGCGACGAACTCGATGACGTCGCCGACCTTCGGCCCCACGGTGTATCCGACGCGGTAGTTCCCGACGGTGGCCGTGTTCGAGAAAACCTTCGTGGTCGGGTTCCAGTAGACGGGAAGGTTCCCTGTCGCGAAGGTAGCCGCTCCACCCGTGTAGTCGGCGGCCTGGACGACCTGCCCGAGGAGGTTCTCAAAGCCTCCGAGAACGGCGTCGGCGATCGCCTCCTTCGCCTTGAGCGACTTCCCGCCCATGGCGACGAACTCGTCCAGGACGAGCGCGACACCCGTCGTATTGTAGAGCCGCAGGCTCTCGGCCTTCGGCTTGGTGACGTATACAGTGCTGCCCATGGTTTACCCCTTGATCCTGGTCGTGGGGATACCGTCCCCGGAATCGTCCTGCGCGGCGCCCGAAGCGTCGTTGTGCAGGACCCTGTTCAGGTGCGACTCGCCATCGGCCCGTTGCGCGTTGAGCGCCAAGATGACGGGGTCCTTCTTTAGACCTTCGACCGCGTTCTTGAGTGCCTCGCCCGCGAGCCCCGTGCACTTCTGCACGGCGTAGGCATGGGCCGGGTTCTCGACCGACTCCTGCTTGGCGTTCTTCTCGATCTTGGGACCCGCGATCTCGGTGACCGCGTTTTCGACGGCCGCAGCCTGGTTGGCCTTGTTTTCGGTGATGAGGGCGTCGATTGCCTCGAGCGGTTTCTCGCCGAGCTTGGCGTTGATCGCCGTCACGGTCTCGGCGTTAGCCTCGTCGGCCTCGTTTCGGATCTTGTCACCGAAACCCAGAGCCTTCGCGATATCCGAAATCTTCTCCTTGCCGTTGGCTATGAGGTTCGACAGGAGGGTGATTGCCTCTTCTTTGTCCACGGATTTACCTCCGTTCTTGGTGATGGGGGATCTGTCGATCATCGAGATCAACTCGGCCAGTTCGGGAGGCTCTATTGCGTATGCGCGGGAGGACTGGAGACGCCTCAGCGCGGTACGGTAGACCTTGCCGTTTTGGAGCGGTGATCCTTCGATCTTGGTATGGCGATCGATCTTCCCCTCAGCGATCAGTGATCGAGCGAGGGTGAAATCGAGGGAGTCCTGGGAGTTGACGAGCTGGGGCATCGCGCCAGTGCCATATTCCATGGCGTCATTGCGCTCCGAGCCCATCGAGGCGGTGAAGTGGCGGACCTGAATCGGCAAGCCGGAGAGCGGGTCCTTCTCGGACTTCACGGAAAAATCGGGCCTGGTGATGAGGGAGAAGTGGACGATGCCCGCCTTGGCGTCGCGGATGAACGCGGCATTCTCGGTCGGGTCGCCCATCGGCGGGACGAAAATCTTGAGATAGGCGGTGCCGGTCTTGCCGTTATCCTGGCTGTCGATGCGCCCGCCCACGGTATAGAAATCGGAAGGCGGCCGCGAGTCGTAGGTATGCCCGCGCTTCGATCCGGGGATCGGGCGCTCCTTCGTGACGTTGATGAAAGACTTGAAGAAGCTTCCGTCATAGACACCGCCGGAACCGTTCGCCGGAAAGTCGATCGCTTCGACCTTTAAAAAGGGCTCGCTGCCGAAGTCCATCGCGCCAGCCGGGACGAGCGTTGGGATGTCGGTCGCCGCGGGGAGAGCGCTCTTCGACTTGGCGTAGTTGAAGAACACAAGGCCTTCGGGCGCGCCTGCGTTGCGGAATCGCTGATCCTTCCTGCTCATCTCGCATCCTCCGGGCAAAAGAAAAAGGGCACCCTATCCGCGCCGAGTTTCCTCGGCGGAATAGAGCGCCCTCTTCTCAGAGAGACGTTTTCGGGGCAGGTGCCCCTACAGTTGTGTCAAAAAGAAGGGGAGGCAGTTCGGCAAGCCAAATCCGCCGCGGGCTACCCCGCCTACCTCAAGGCAGGGATCTCGGCGGTGAAGCCGATTACCTGCCCGGAGCATTGACTTTGCCTTTCGGCCGTCGCAACTCGAGGGTTACCCCTTTAGCAATGCCGGGAGTCGGACCCAGTCTACCGCCTCATTGCTAAATAAATCATATCTCTTTCTTCTTCTTAGCGCAAGTGTCAATACCCCCGAACGCATTATCCACCCCGACGCTCGTCGCCTTGCCCTCCTCGAAGCAGATATAGACCCGCCCCTTCTTCATGCCGAGTTCTGGGAATGCCTCAAGGAGCTTGCCGACTTGGAGAAGCGCGGCCTTGTTGGCGGTCTGGGCTTCGAAGGTCATGCCCACGTCTTCAGCTCCTCGACATCAGCCCCGAGATTTTCCGCGAGTTCCCGCGCCCCGCGCTTCGTGTAGCGATAAGCCTTCTCGATAGGCAGGTCTCCCAAGTTGTGGCCCCTCGCAGATGGATCGGGGCCATAGTAGCCGAGGCGGCAGCGGATGACAAAGCAGAGGCTGTGACGTTTTGCTTCAAACCAAAAGTGTCCAAAGAAAGATTCTAAAGGTTCGCTCATGCTCCCGCCTTGTAGTCGCCCTGGTACCACTCGTCCAGATAGTCCACGCTCCCGCCATGCGCCCAGCTCTTCAGGTCGGCCAGGAATCCGGTCATCTCGCGAAGATGCGGGCGGGTCCAGCACCCGCAATTGCTGTGGGGATAGGTCGGGATCGTCTCGGCCGTGTACGGTCCGCCTTCCGCCAGGCTTTCACACTCGCAATCCCAGTGCCGCCGCCCGATCGAGAGTACCCAGTCGTAGAGCCCGTCCGCGCCAGGGTTCGCCTCGCCGGCCATGACCGATGCGTTTTGGAGCGACGCCCCTAGTTCCGAGCGTACGAGCCGCTGGGCCCGCCAGTCGAGCCTGCCGGGTATTCTCTTGGCAAACTCCGCCGTCCCGCGCGCTAGCCCCCCCCAGCGTTGGCTGAGGGCGATTTTCCCGTCCGCCGTGTAGACCTGGATGTCCTTCGCGATCTTCACCGGGTCGCGGCCCTGGGCGATGCCCGCGGCGACGGTCATCTTCATGCGCTCGAGCCAATCGCCCTTGAGGCCGATGTCGCCGGTGCCCCATATCCGCTCGCTGAAGGTATAGCCGTCCGACCATAGCCGCGTCGTCATCGA